AGGTGATTATGTGTGCCTCTCTTACTTGAAAAAGATAAAGACCCTTTAACGGTAAGAGTAATTCAATTTTTTGAAAAAATGAGAATGTCATACTTATCCGCTTTATCTGATAAGAAAACATATGGTAAAAAATGGGTAGGAGAAATTAAAACTCTTAGGCAACAATGGGATGATATAGATGATTTCGCACAAGCAATTAAAGAATCTATAACAGAAAAGGAATTGTTTTCAGATGAAGCAGAGAACATCGAAAGTGATACTGCTAGAAAAATATATGAACAAATAAGGGAATTAAGATATTCTTCTGAATTAGTTAAAGACCCATTTGTTAATGAATATAAAGATGAAGTATTAGATAAATTAATGGGGAGTGAAGCGTTATTTGCTCAGTTTATTCATTGGGCTATTAGAAATCATGATAAATCATTTAGTGCAGAAGCATGGGAAAAAAATGATTTACCTGCCGATGAACTTACTGAAGGATTTAGAGGATTAAATTTAGCGCCGAAAGATGTAGTTGATTTTATTGTAGAGCATTATGGTGATGATAAAGACACCAAAAGAATAAAGGGAAAATTTAAAGCGGCAGAAAGATTATTAGAAAAAATATATGTTGCTCATCATAGTAAATCTACTTGGGATAATCTTGTGAGTTTTAAAAAGGCAGAAAAAGCAGAATCTCATTTCTTAGTTCCTAACAAACCTATGTATAGAATTTTTGAAATTAATGATTTAAAAGAATTAAAAGGGTTTACTGGTAAATGGGTTGTTCAAGAAAAATATGATGGTATGAGAATTCAGATTCATAAGATAGATGACCAAATAAAAATATTTTCTTTTAATGGTAAAGACATTACAAAGGATTGTCCCGAACAAGTTAAAATAATGAAAGCAAAACACTTCGGAGATTGTATTTTAGATGGAGAATTAATGTTATTTGATGGTGAAGAACCCTTACATAGAGCAGAAGTTGTGGCTAGAATTTTCAAGAATAAGAAATCAGATTCCATATTAAGAGCGCATGTATTTGATATTATGCGGCATGAAGGGGATGAATTACATGATAGTGAGTTATCAGAAAGACTCACAATTTTATTTAATAATTATTCAACTCACTCAGATGAGATGTTAGCATTCCCTTCTAAGAAAGATACTCGTTATGCTGACTCAATAAAAGAAGTGAAAGAATACGCAGAAGAAATTATGGAGATTCCTACAGCCGAAGGAGTAGTCATAAAGGATATTACCTCTACTTATTTTATAGGCACTAAGAAAAATCCTAAGTGGATAAAGTGGAAGAAATTTGTTGATTTAGATTTAATGGTACTAGATAAGAAAACTACTAAATCTAATCTATTTAGTTATACTTTAGGTGCTGGCCCTTTAACCGATGAAGATGAGTTTAAAAATACTAAAGAGATAGATGATAGAGAATATCTTAATGTTGGTAAATCATTGAATACTAAGATAGATGTAGAAGTTGGTAAAATCATTAGAGTTAAAATTGATGAAGTTAAGAAAGATAAAGATGGTGGGTATAAAGTATTGTCTGCTAAAGTAATAGAAATACCAGAAGTTGAACTTCCTGAAAAATTAATCACTTTGGATTTCTTATCTCAAGATACTAAGAAATCTTTAAATTATGATATTAAAGCATTAGAAAAAGGATATGCTATTACAGATACTATACATGGAGAAGCCACTCTTATCTTTAAATCTGATTTAGATGGATTTACTTTTTACGGATTTGAAGAAAATAATCTAATGGCTAAGAATGCTTTGTTAGATATTGATATATGGAAAGAACAAATGGAAGATATGTTAAAAAATCAAAAGTCTAAATTTAGAGTGGCGATTAAAAATTTCTTAATGGGAGATAAAGACGGAGTTCCTTATGGTAAAATAGAGGAATTTGTTTCACAAAAACATCTAAAAGAATTTAATAATATATTTGGTTCTAAATCTAAAAAATTAAAAGATTGGTTAAAGCAATTAGAAGATATTACTTATGATAAGACCAAAGATAAGTTTTATGCTGAGTACGATATGATAGAAAAATACGAAACTCCTAAAGAATATAGAGAAGGAGAGTTTAAAATTTATTATAAAGAGAATGAAAATCTTTCTATTATGTTTAAATTAGAGGAAGAACTAATTGGGTGGGAAATAGATATAGAAAAAGAAGATGATATTTTTGCTTTATTCGGTAAATCTGGAAAGTTCCCTGCACAAGTAGAAAATAAATTTAGAAAAGGAAAACTAATTGATTCTGGAAAAGTAAAGTTAGGAGTGCAAAGACATGGCTATCATGAATACTTCTTAGAAGGAAATAAATTTGAAACTAAATTCCACGTTAGAGTAATCCCTGTTAAGGGTAAAGATATGTGGCTGGCTTGGACTGGAGTTGAAACTAAACCAGTTGACCCTGAATCAGATGATGGTGTTTGGGATATTAGAGAAGATAAGAAATCTAAGATAGTTTTGAAGGAATAATTAATATAGTTAATTATTAAAAGCAAATAACAATGAGTGCAACTGCTATTTTGAAAACGGTTAATCCAGTACGAAATGATTCTTTTAGTATTTTAAAATCTAATGATTTAGTAATTGGGGGCTATGCTTCAATAGAAATGGTAGATAAACAAAATGATTTAATTACTTTAGGTGCTTTAAAGGAAGCAGTTGGTAAATATATGAAAATTACCAAATTTAGAAATGTAATGACTAATCATTCTAATGTTCAAGTAGGGGAAGTTATCCCTAAATATAGAGATAAAAATGGTAAATTATGGAAAACAGATGTTGATGATGTTGGGTTTTTCGTAGTTATTAAAATGAGAGAAGATATTGAAAAGGCTAAAGAAGTTGGCCGAGAAATAAGAAGTGGTAGTCTTCGTTCTTTTAGTATAGGTGGACAAGCCTTAGAAAAGAAAAAGAAAAACCATAAAGAATATGGAGAATATAATGAAATCTCCAAGTTAGAACTCCATGAAGTAACAATTTGTGAAAAGGGAATTAACCCAGAAGCAAAGTTTGACATATTAAAAATGGAAAAAGGAGGAACAAAAATGACTGACATAGAAAAGGCATTAAAAGAATTAAACAATACATTAGATAGAGTTAACAATATATCTAAAAGAGAATTTATAGGAACTTTAAATGACTATAAAGAAGGAAAAGCGACTTTAGAAGAAGTAAAAGATATAGCAATGCAAGACATATTTACTACTACAGGTAAAATAAATATCAATGATACATGGTTAAGAAGACTAGTAGAAGAAGAAATATTTACTAGAACTGAATTAAATGACATGATTAATGAACATAATGATAATCCTCCACCATCAGGAGGAAGCGGGTTATTAGAAGGTGGTTCTGATTATGATTTATCTGGATATAATCAAGAAGACCCCGAATCATCTTTTGCTCATGAAGGGGCGTTTGAGGGGAAAAAGATGGAAAAGCATATAAAGAACATAGTGAAAAACGTTGACTTATCGGAAGGTGGAAAAGACATGACACTAGAAAAAGAAGAATATATGGACACAGAAGAAGATGAGACAATTGAGGCTCAAGATTCTATGGAAGAACCTGATTTAGAAATGGAACAAAAATCAAAACCTGACCTACCTACTGGGCAAGTAGAAGCGGGAACTGCTGGAGAAGATGATGTAAACAAACCTCATCCACAATTAGGCGGAAACCACATGGCTAAGTTTGATGACCAATCTACATTAGATTTATCCCCAGAGAATTTAGAGAAGGCTTATGCAGAATTTAAAGCAGAACAACTTGAGAAGGCGGCTTACGAATCAGTAAAGAATAACTTCCAAGAAAGATTCAATGCTGAAATGGTAGTAAAAGCAGAAGAAATTGAAAAGTCTAACTATGATGCTAAAGCAGAAGTAGCAGAATTAAAAGAACAATTTAGTTCCCTACTAAAATCATTAACAGAAGAAAAGACTACTGTAATTCGTAAACAAGAAGAAGCAGTAGCAGAATTAGATATTCCATCTAGTGAAGAAATCGCTAAAATGGATTGGAGCGATATAAATGCTCTAATGGAAAGGCTTGAGGGCCAAATTTAAAGGAAGTGAATAAAATGACAAAATA